CCCGAGAAAACCACGGTTACGTGGACCAATAACACGGAGTGCTCTTTTATAAGCACCCGGTAGGAGGTCCAGACATCTACTCGACGCATTCCAGTATCCTTTGTTAAAAAGGTTGTTGGACGCTTCTAGTAAAGTTAGGCGTGACCGCGGTCCGTCAGGACTGAAGGTCGTAGGACGAACGGGGGTACAGTCGTACCCATCGTATGCCTCCGAACCACACGATTCGCGGAACTTACCAAGGATAAAACTCTTATCGAGATTTACCTTGAGTTGAAGCGATCGCATGGCAATCTTCAAATCCTCATACCCGTCTATAGGGATGATAATATCATCTCCATAGACTCGGACCTTACCAACTAGTCTCAGGATATCACTTTTTCGTATCTTGTCTTTCTTGATGCAAGCACCAAGAGCTAGACAAAGAAACACAATCGATTGTCCTGGGAAAGTGGTAGCTGTCCCCTGCGAGGCGAATTTCCTGAGTTTCAGGAAACTCCCGTCAATATGACGGAGAGTCCTCGTACGTGCGGCATGCAGAGCATTTAAAAGGAAATGATTTTTCCTAAATATCCGCTCCATGGTCCAACACGAAAGTCGATCACTTGCATCGGATAAATCGACCGTGGCAAGTAATTGATCCTTGGAGGCTTGTAACACAAGTTCTGCTGAAAGGTCTTGTCTACTAAAGTCGATAAAACGACCAATGAAGGTGCGCTTTATCTTCCCACGTAGGAAGGTCCACAAAGCCTGTTGACACCATTGGTGTTCAGCAGGTTCAGCAGCAATGATTCTGGGTGCCTTAGAAGTCTTTGGCACACAGATCATACGACTAGCAACTTCATGATTTAGAGGTTGTCGGCCGCCCGCACGAATATCTATGGTAGTCATACCACAGAATTCAAACGGGAATATGTGTTCAAGTTTATGCGGCCAGGTCGGAAAGAGGGATCTATCCCACTTCTTTGTACCTGTCGCAACAGCTCCGGGTCCGTGTTTAAAGCCAATACCTTCGCTGGAATATATCTCGTGAAATTCATCACTTAGTACATCCAGGTGACCGAAGGATTGCGATAAGATATCAGCGACTTGCTGTATCCTATCAAGGACAACCTTGATTTTAGACTGGGCTAGCTCTTCTTCTTCATTATAGAAGAGATCACCAGAATTAACAGTCTGGCAACAATCGGAAAGATTGTATACATCAGACGGTTCGTCAAGGAGGGTGGAGTCCCCTTCCCATTCGAGGGAGGGGACTCGTAATCCCGATTCGATTTCATGGTATGCCTCCAATGCCGCCTCACGGCGGTCTTGCGAGCAAGCCACGTCCAATTTCTTTCCAAGGCATAGAATTTGCCTTAGAAACATAATTGCATTCGGATCAGGCTCCAGCTTTAAACAAGAGTCAGCATCAAATA